GCCACTTTGGATTTGAGACAACGCATGAACAGGATTCAAAATGAGACGAGCCGCAAGAGTTGACGCAAATGCGATACAAGTAGTCTCTGCATTACGAGCCGCTGGCGCTTATGTGTGGATTATTGGCTTACCCGTTGACCTTTTGGTTGGATATAAGGGACACACATTCCTTATGGAGATCAAAGATGGCCCTAAAAAGCGTTTAACAAAGCTACAAGCCGACTTTTTTGAAAATTGGTCAGGTAGTACTTTATGCCGTGTTGACGGCCCTGAAGCGGCTTTAAGAATGATTGAGGTAGTCAAATGAGAATCGTATGTTGGTTTTCCTGTGGTGCGGCTAGTGCTGTGGCAACAAAACTGGCAATAGCCGATAACGCAGGCAAGTTGCCTTTAGTCATTGCTTACACCGAAGTCAAAGAAGAACATCCCGACAACAAGCGTTTTCTTAAAGATTGTGAACAATGGTTTGGTCAAGAAATACAAATCTTAGGGAATGACTTTTACGATAGGTCAATTTATCGAGTATTTGAGAAGAATTACATTCGCACACCCAAGGGCGCACCATGCACCAGGGCTTTGAAAAAGCAGATTAGAGAGCGCTTTGAACAGCCTACCGATAGGCAAGTCTTTGGTTATACGGCTGAAGAACAGGCACGACTAGACCGATTTATTGATGTCAACAATGACGTAAACATTTGGACACCATTGATTGACAAGGGTTTAAGCAAAGAAGATTGCTTAGGTATGCTTGAAAATGCCAACATCGAATTGCCTGAGATGTACCGACTTGGGTATCACAACAACAATTGCATTGGTTGCGTAAAAGGCGGGATGGGTTATTGGAACAAGATAAAAGTAGATTTTCCTGAACATTTTGATCGCATGGCTAAGTTAGAAAGGTTTAAAAGCCAAACTATCTTTAAAGACAGATATTTAGACGAATTAAAACCAACAGACGGCAATTACCCTGAAGAACAACATATTGAGTGTTCTATTTTCTGTCAACTTGCAGAGGAAGAATACAAATGATTATTCGTTTAAATAACCCTCAACAAGCCCATGTAGCTTTAAAAGACTTATGGGTAAAGATTAAAGAAAACTTACAAGCGGGTCAAGAGTTGCGTTTGGAGGTTAAAAAAGCCACTCGCAGCACAGACCAAAATGATATGTTTCACGCCCTGATTGACAAAATTTACAAAGAAATGAAAGCGGTTGGCTCTGAATGGTCAGCAGATGATTGGAAAAGATTACTAATTGATGCTTGGGCAAACGAAACCAACCGCAAGATCGGCAAGATTACCCCAAGCCTAGACGGGCAAAGGGTTGTGCAGCTTGGCCTACAAAGCCACAAATTTACAAAAGAGGAAAGCTCGGAGTTCATTGAATGGCTCTTGGCTTGGATGGCAAACAAGGGAATACAAGAATGAGTTACATAATCGCATCGTTACCGCCCATGAAATGCTTTGTGAAGCGTGAGTTTCTATACAATGACCACAAGGGGCATGGCGAACTAGAACCCGCAATATGGGTCAGCCTTAAAGCATTGCGAGGCCAGGTGTTTCGGATTGAATCACTACTGCCGAACTATGGCGCTTTGTACGACAAACTGCCCATACACGCATATGTTTGGCACGAGGAAGCGGGAAATCTTCCCATCGATACCCTACAGTTATGGGATTGCATGGGGTACAAATTTACCATTCTTGAGAAGATTGGCTTGCGTAACTTAGGCGTAAAGTTCTTAGGAAAAGATAAAGAGTGGCACTTTGGCCGCTATTTGTTTACCGTTGACTTTTGTGCGGAAGGTATGGAAGTGGACACGGGCTTTACAGAACAGGCCGAAGAACACAAAAGTTTTAATTTTATTGCATTAGACAATGGGCAGTTTGCCTGTCAACCGAATAACAGATGCTTGTGGTATGACCAAAGCCTTATTCCAAGCGAGACAAAATTCCCCGACTTTCAGGCTGCCAAAAGATTATGGACAGTTGACGGCACACGCAAATGGTCAGCGGGTGATGATTGGTTTTATGACATAAAGGAAAACGTATGATGTGTCCTCGCTGTAGTTCAGAAAACCTCAAAGTCTTAGACACTAGATCCACTAACGAATACATCACTCGTAGGAGAATGTGTTTGAATGGCCACAAATTTTTAACCAAAGAATATGCAATACCCGAAGCACAAGTACGTGAGAAGCCAGAAACTCCTCAAGTTAGTAGCACAACTCTGCTGTCAAAGCTGTGGCATGGACAATGGCGTTCAGGCGGCTCACAGTAATTGGGGCGGTGGTAAGGGGCGAGGAATTAAGGCCGATGACAACTTGGTCGCTGCCCTTTGCCTGAAGTGTCATTATGAGATTGACCAAGGCAAGGACATGACCAAGGAAGAACGTCAAAAGAAATGGGCAGAGGCTCATATTGGGACAGTTTTAACTCTTTGTAATCAGGGAAAATGGCCTATTGATGTCCCATTGCCTTTTACTGTAGAATATGAATAGCAGTTGCTTTGTGGTGGGACTGTACTAAAATGCACTCTCACCACTTTTTTTAGGAAAAAGCATGGATAAATTCTCAGGCTATGTGTCAAACTTTGTCCTGGCACTACTGCATAGCAGCACAAACGCCCATTTGATGCATTGGACGACCAACAGCTTCAGCAAGCACATGGCGCTTGGCACATATTACGATTTAGTCATTGAGCAATCAGACGCTTATGCCGAGGCTTACATGGGTAAATACGGGCAACTAAAGAAGTTCCCCAATGAATACCATCCCCCAAATAACGACCCAATCAAGTATTTTGAAACGCTTTCTAAGTTCGTAATGGATATAAGGAAAGAATTACCCCAAGACTCAGAACTGAATCAGCTTGTGGATAACATTCAAGAGAACATCGATTCAACTTTGTATAAACTGAAATATTTAGACTAAGCGATACACCCGACAAGGTGCAGCCATGACTGAAAACAACAAATCAAAACAAAGCCGCAAAGGTAAGACCAATAATCCCAACGGCAGACCCGCTGGAACGCCCAACAAGGTCACGCAAGAGGCAAGACAGGCCATAGCCTTGTTTGTAGATTCAAACGCTCACAGGCTCTCTGAATGGCTCGACTCTGTAGCCCAAGGCGACCCAACTAATGATGTGAAGCCAAACCCCGCAAAGGCTTTTGAGCTATTCCAAAGCGTTGTTGAGTACCATGTTCCTAAGTTAGCCCGTTCAGAAGTCACAGGCGCAGATGGTGGCCCTCAAGAAATGGTCATTAAATGGCAAGCGGAATCATAGAAATCCCATATAGCCCTAGAAAGCAGTTTAGGGAGTTTCACGCTAGAACAGAAAGATGGGCTTGCTTAGTTGCTCACCGAAGGGCGGGCAAGACCGTAGCGGCCATCAACGACATCATCAGGGCGGCAATCACTTGCAAAAGCCCCATGCCCCTCTTTGGGTATGTTGCTCCATACAGAAGCCAGGCCAAGAGCGTGGCGTGGGACTACCTGAAATACTTTTCACGACCCATTACTAAATCAAGCAACGAGGCTGATCTAATCATTGAGTTAATAAACGGGGCAAAGATCAGGTTATTCGGTGCAGACAATGCCGATGCGATGCGTGGATTAGGCTTTGATGGGCTTTACCTTGATGAGTATGGCGACTTCAAGCCAAGCGTATGGGGTAACGTAGTACGCCCCGCCTTATCTGACAAACAGGGATGGTGCGTGTTTGGTGGTACGCCCAAGGGCAAGAATCAGTTTTGGAACATCTATGAGACAAGCAAGAGACTGCCTAACGAGTGGTTTAGCCTATCGCTACCCGCAAGCAAGTCAGGTTTACTGCCTGAATCAGAGTTACAGGCGGCAAGAGCGCAACTGGCAGAAGATCAATATTTACAAGAATATGAGTGCAGCTTTGAGGCGGCCATTATTGGTGCGATATGGGGTACTGAGATGCGCAAGGCTGCCGAGGATGGGCGCATAACGAAGGTCGAGAACCAAATTGAGGTCAAGACACACACGGCTTGGGACTTAGGGCATACCGATGACACGGCCATTTGGTGGTATCAAGTCATTGCGGGTGAGATACATATTGTTGATTTTTTTGCCCTTTCTGGTGGAACTATTGAAGAATTTGTATCAAAAATCAAAGAAAAACCCT